GTACGTAATTTTTGATTTATCTTTTTCTGGCAAAAGATTCATAACATTACCTGGTCTTGGGTCTTCAAACATTGGCATAGATGTTGCCTCTGATGCTTTTAAAAAATAAAAACCAGATATGTGACCATTCCAATGTGTATGTAATGTATGATGTCCACCACCTTTTTTAGCAAACTCTTGCACCCACATTTCTGTGGTAAATACTTGAAAATTAGTTAAATCAAAACCCATCTCACTTAATAAGTTATATGCTGTTGCTCCTATATAATCTTGTAATTCTTTAAATTTAGGATCATTAATTAATGACGTTGAGTGAAATACATGACCCATATCTCCTTTGTCACCAAATTTTTTATTTCTTTGATCTATAGATTTCTTTGAATTTTTTTGTGATGCTTTAATATAAGGGTCGGATGCTTTATTTAATTTTTTAACAAACTTAGGTTCATCTGCCCACCATATAGGACACTTAAAATACTCTTCTAATTGTAATTGTTTTGGAAAACTCATTTATAAGGCCATCCTAAATTCCATATAACCAAACTATATCTAGATCCTTTTTTTACAGGACATACTCTGTGCCAAACAAAACCAGGAAATACAACCAAAGATCCTTTTGGTAATATTTCTTTACACTTTTGAATACTAGGTTTTTTATCTGGATCTTTGTTTCTAAAATCAAATTCTAATTCACCACCTTTATAATCTTTTGGGTCTGATAGAGAAACAGTTACAGATAACTTTCTTATCTTTCCGTGTGAGGGTGTGTTAGGTTGATTATACGGTCGGTCCCAACCATCACAATGCCAGTCATAAAATTGACCTTTTTCATATTTTGTAAACTGACAACTTTCTGAAAAGTCCCATTGAAAATTCCAACCTGCGTTTGCATTTGCTTGATGAACGTATGGTTGTATTTCTTTGTAGATCCATCTGTCACTCATCCAAACAATGTTAGAATCTCTTTTTGTTTTTAAGTCTTTTACTTGTGCTTGATTTAATTTTTTACCATTACCAAAACCACCTGTTACAGCCATTTGATCTTGTATAGATTTACCATACTTTACAATTTCATCACAGATACGTTCTGGAATTGCTGATTGAAAATACCAATAATAATTTGTTAGGTTCATCTTTCTATATCTTTCTTATATCAATTATTAATTAACTGTCAATGTTCCAGTAACTGTAAAAGTAGCTATTTTATCTCCGCCTGGGTGAGTTGTTAAAGTATTACATCCAGGGGCAACAGCTAAAGCTGAAGGAGCTGTAGGTCCAGGAACTCTAACGACTATAATACCTGATCCACCAGAACCTGATGAACCACAGAAACCACCACCTCCACCGCCACCACGATTAGCAGCTGCATCTTGTCCAACAGGAGCACCCGCAGCAGGAGAACCACCTCTACCAGCACTTGGGCTAGGTGCTAATCCACCAGAAGCAGACATGGCTGGAGTGTTTTGATTTGATGCTCCACCACCGCCTGCAAGATCTAATGAAGATCCTGTAATAGAATTAGAAACTCCATCACCACCATTACCAGCTGTATGCGTAGCAGGAGAACTTGTGCCTGATCCACCTGCTCCACCGCCACCACCTGATCTATAATTAGGTGTACCTGAAGTACCATTACCACCAGGGTTTCCTTGTGCTGGATAAATAGGTGAACTTAATGGAGGTGTATTACCAGCTCCACCTGGGGCTGAGGGGCTTCCAGGAGGTCTACCTGATCCTCCACCACCTGATCCTCCATCTCCACCTGTTCCAGGAAGATACCAGTGTGAACCACGTCCACCACCTGTAGCTGTTATCGAAAAAGGTTTTCCATCAAAAGCAACACTGTCATTTCCACCACCACCTCCAATGGTAATTGTGTATGGACCTTGAGCTGTTCTTATAGAGGCTTTTGTACCGCCAGGAAAATTACTTCTAATACCACCAGCGCCGCCACCACCAGAACCACCAGAACCACCACCACCTACTACTAGATAATCAACTTGTAATTCTTCATCAACAGTTCCATCAGGCCATGTATCATCAACTCTTGCTGAGAATTGACTTTGCATTGACCACACACCACTTGCTTTATTTAATTCTCTTATTAATGCTATTCCTGAACCACCTGCACCACCGTTAGCTCCTGGATAACCAGCGCCACCACCTCCACTTCCAGTGTTTGCAGTTCCTGCTGTTCCCGTGCTACCACATTTAGCACCAGCTCCACCACCTCCAGTTCCACCCGAACCTACAGTAGCTCCTGCATTGGATCCACCACCTCCACCTCCAGCATAAACACCACAGTTTGGTGCTCCTGGAAATTGTGGACTTACATCTGTTCCTGCTCCACCATCTCCAGCTTTAGGACCAGTTCCGTCTTGACCGACTGCACCAGAACCGCCACCACCACCAGCTCCATAGGATGGACCAGTACCAGTTCCATCACCACCATTATTTCCTTGCGGTGGACTAACAGGAGGTGTATTTCCAGAACCTCCACATGTAAAAGGAGCAGTAGTAGCTCCTGTGCCTCCACCACCAGAACCTCCGTTACCTCCTACTGAATTATTACCACCAGCTCCTCCACCTTCAGAAGTATAAGTTACACCACAAGCCACTATAGTAGAATCAACTCCAGCAGTTGTAGTGGAACCACCGCCACCAATTGTAACACTTAAACTTGATTGAGCATTAATTTCTAAATTTCTAAAACCACCAGCACCTCCACCTCCTGAAGAATTTCCTGGAGGACCTGCTGGTCCACCACCTCCACCACCGCCAGCAACTAACACAGTTTGAACGACTCTAGTTCCTGGTTGTAGAGTTACACATACTGTAGATGAGTTTGGTAAAATTACATTTTTTCCAAACGAAGTTTTATTCGTTTTTCCAATTACTCCACCGTTTGATGAGCCAACTTTATTTCTTGGCATTGTGTCCTCCTATGCGGACACCCAAGCTGTGCCGTTCCAATC